GTATACAGGTATTTCCCTTGAATGGAAAGATGGTATCTATCTTTGCTCAGATAGTAAGTTCCAAAATCAATGTGAGATCCTACTTGTTCACCAACAGGTAATCCCAAAAATGCACACCTTCTAATCTTATCAACCTTCTTAAATCTTTTTCCAAGAAGTTTAATAATCTCAGTGTGTCTTTCAAAAGCAGGTGTTTTAATACAGATTTCTGTATCACCAACATAGTCATCTTTATTTTTTATTCCACCAACAATAAGTTGAAGAACGTCTGTTGTAACAAGATACTCAGTAGGATCAAGTTGTTCTGCTTTTTCTATTTTCTTTTGCGATCCCCAGTCTTCAGGATACTCTTGAAGTTGTTTTAAAACTTTTGATACATCTATACCTGTTTCAATTATTTTTATATTGTTTAGATTATGATTTACCATAACTAAACTCTTGCTTTGCAATCTCATCAAGTTGCTGCATTACTTCTTCAGTGAAATAAACTTCTGGTTCTTTGAGAATTTGCTTAGCATAGATTTTTTTGCCGTCAATCTCATATCGTCCTGCGACATTTTTCCAGAGACCGCCAATCTCACCGAGTTCAAGAAGACCGTAATAACGATCAAGACCACGCTCATCGTAATACAAACGTACCTCAACATCTTTGTTCTCCTTACTCAGACGCGACTTAGCAGTCTTAGCTTTGATAAGATTGCCGACAACTTCTGTTCCATCCTTCTCTTTCTTTTTGCTGAGATAGATGATTGTACTTGCTGCATATTTGAGGCCGCTGCCTCCGCCCATTTCTTTAGTTGGTACGTAAGATCCGATAACATCGTAGGTGTGGTTGGTAACAATCATTGGAATGTTTGCTTGACCCAACTTGAGGGTGAGCATACGGAATGCACCTTTGACCAGTTGTGATTTGGTCATGTCTCGGACTTGTTTGTCGTTGAGTGCGTCAGTAATCTCTTTCTCTGTGGAAAGCATCCCCAAAGAGTCTAGCACAAACATACAAGGTTTGCGTTCGTCTTCAGGTTTTTTTAAGTATATATCTACTGCCTTGAGTGCTTTACTACGAAACTCTTCGATAGTAACAACATTAACAACTACAAGACGATTTAAGTCAATACCCCTAGACTCAAGTAGGGATTTGTTAACAGCGGCTTCAGTATCAAAGTAGAGACAATAACCATCGGGGTTAGAATCAAGAAAATTCTTAACCACAGCGAGAGAAAAGAAAGTCTTTCCAGTACTAGACTCTCCAGCAATAGCAGTAATCTTATTCCCAGATACACCACCAAATACGCTACCTGAGACCAGTGCATTAAAAATGTACGAACCTGTGTCCACATAAGTTTCAGTCTCATCAATGTCCGATGCTAATTTGGTGTAATCATCACCAATCTCTTTAACAATATCTTTAAGAAAATCCATTATCCAAAAAATAATTCAAGGTTTACAGTTTTTTCTACGTTCCATCCAATCGCATCAAGAATTGCTTTGAGAGGTTCTAGAAATGCTTTCTCAAATTGTAAGTCATAATCAATGTATTTGTCAATTCCAAGTTCTTTAGGAAAATCTTGAATGAAAGAAATTACATTCTCATGAAAAATATTTGGTTTTTTGAGATAGCAGAATTTAATTTTCTCTCCGTTCTGAATGAGAGAATACTTATTTGTTAGTTTCTTTTGTTTGATGTAGTGATTGAACAAAAGTGCCCCGCGAACATGAATAGGAGTTCCTTTCGCGTAAATATCTGTTGAAGATTTATACTTTACAACATCAGATGCAGAACGCGGGAATGAAATTTGTTCGGGTGGAAGTTTTTTAAATTCCTGACGACTCTTATCAATGAAGTCAATTACATCATCTTCCGTTCCGCTCATCATCAACTTAAGAGCATCCTTAATCATCTTGCGACAAGGTGCTGGAGTTGATGACTTAACTGCCTCAATACCCATCATCTTGAGTTTTGGTTCAGTATATTGAACACCTTCACTATTCCATACGTTAAGAATGTAGCGTTTCTTTGCAGTCCAGATACCACGGTCAGCGATGTTCTCTCGCTTCATTTGCATTTTCTGGTCATACGCCGATACGTACTCCGCCAAGTCCTTATAACTTTGATCGATGAACGGTTCAAACTTGTCTTGACAGATCTTATCAAGAATACTAACGATTGACTCTTTATCGTCAGACTTAGAAGCAAAAAATTTATCAACAAGAGGTCCGAGATTAAGATAAATTGAATCCGTGTCAGATGCAATTACGTAATCCTCATCTTTCGTAGATAACAGTTTATTTAGATATCCATTCATTTTGCCTTCAATCCAACGGATAGAGACCTGACCAGAGAGTGTAATCGCTTCTGCGTTTGCAAGTTTGTAATATCGAAAATACTGATTACCGATGGCACCATAAGCAGAGTTAAGAGAAATCTTCTTAGCCATTTGGATGTTATTGCATCGTGCAATTTCCTTCTCAAGTGCTTTAGTTGGAGTCTTTTCATATTCCTGCTTGGCAGCAAGCATTTTCTTTTTGAAGATAACACGATCTCCATACATCTTCTCCATCAACTCAGGAAGAAATCCACGAACATCCTTACGATACATTGCTCCATTAGCACAAATCGCATTATCTTTATACATCTCAAAGTTGAGTTCTTCTCTTAGAATCCTATCAACAGAGACTGTAGGATGTTTTTCCTCAAGAAGAGTTTCTGGTGAGATGTTGTACTGCATAATCAAGTGAGGATACAGAGAGTTGAGGTCAAAACTCACAACCCAATCATACTTACCAGGAATAGGTTCTTTCACATATGCACCAGCATACTTTTCATTCTTATCCGACCTAACTTTAGGAGGAATAACAATGTTCCGTTTCTTAAGGTAGTTGTAGATAATGTTATCCCACATCCGTACCTGATAGAATACGTCGCCATAATTGACTTTAGCATCGTATGCCATCGTCAAAGCCAATTCAATCAGTTTCATCTTGTCTTCCAAACGGTCAACAAGTTCTACGTCAACGATGTTATACTCAATAAACTTTTGCCAACCCTGAGTATAGAAGTCTTTAAAGGTATCAAACTCAGAGTGGTCAAGTTTCTTCTGACCAAGTTCTACTTCGGCAATGTAGTCAAGGCGATATGACTCTTGTGCCTTGTATGTGAACTTCTTATAAAGATCAAGATAGTCAAGTTGAGTTACACCACCAACATCGAAAGAAGTTTGCTTTCTTCCTTGGACATAAAACTCACTTTCTGTTACAAGTCCCCAAGGAGAAAACCTTTTCATCAGTTTCTCACCAAGAACTCTATTAAGACGTTTACAGATGTATGGAATATCATACAACTGAATGTTCCATCCAGTAATCACATCAGGAACGTCAACCATCCAATAGTTAATAAAGTGATTAAGAAGTTCATACTCACTCGGGCAATGATAGTAAGTTACATTGCTCTGTTTATTATTGAATGGTTTAACACCCCAGGTTGTAATCTTTTTAGTAGTATAATCCTGAATAGTAATAGCAAGAATTTCTTCTGATGCAGATTCTACATCAGGGAATCCCTCTTCAGAAGAAACCTCAATATCAAGAGTTACAAGTTTGATTTGGCTGATGTCAAATTTGATTTCATCCTCAGGATACTTTTCTGAAATGTATTGGCAGATGTATCGATCATTTCCATAGATGTCAAATCCATCAACACCATCATACTTTTTATAAAATTCACGACAATCTCTTACTGTGCCTGGTTTAACCTCCTCTACAAATTCGCCATTTAATGTCCTGTATTTTGTTTCTCTTTTGCTTTTTACAAAAAGAGTTGGAAAAAACTCATCTCTTGTTTCAAATCTTTTACCATTCTCAACTCCCCGAACGAGGAACTGATTTCCAATCAACTGAACATTAGTGTAGAAACGCATTACTTAGTTAAACTCTCGTATTTTTCAAGTAGGGTTGGCATTGGTTCTGTGATTGTAAGAATCTTATCAGAACTAATCATAAAAACATCTTGGCGAGAAATATTAATCAACCAGGGTTCCAGTGTTTTATCTTCGTTTAAAAGATATGGATTTGTTAGTTTACAATCTGGTTGTCCAATATCAGCACCAACTTCATCAATCTGACTGATCAGAATCTGATTGTTCGTCAGCAGTATTGCTTTGATTATTTTGTCCATTTAAAACATCCTTAACATACATTTCTTTTAGATTATCTACTGGTTCGGTGATTGTAATTACCCAGTCAGCAGCAATAGGAATTATTTCATCCTTTGTCAGAGGAATCCAGGGGAACAAAGAAATTCCAACCTGTGCTTTTTTCTCAGTATCATCTTCAGATACAACAGATTGATTCTTCATTCGAATAATACAAGGGCTTTTCAGATAATATCCAACAACCCTCTGATTATCCCCTTCGCCAAACATCATTTCTTCGGCATCGGTAATAAGATCTTCACCAGATTTGAGCAAAAAAAGTTTAACAGTCATAATACACATTAACCTCAATATATTCTACCATTAAAAAAGGGGGGTGTCCACTGGATTTTGCCAGTTCCCCCC